GGGAATCTCTTTCACCACCAAACGAGACCTTCAGCTATGACTAAGACTGGACAGGGTCAAACAAGGGCTCTCAAGGCCGTACCAGAGGCGAACAGAGATGAACCGAGATTGGACACGGCAATTAACCTGCCAAAGTCTCTAATCGGCTCTCCTACGCCCAGGATCCACTCAAGGCTCAACGATTTGCCGTCTAAAGGCGATGAGCTGATTGCATTCGCGGAGTCTTGCGGTATCGATTTGATGCCCTGGCAAAGATTTGTCATTCATCACGCCCACAAAATCAAAGAAGATCAGAGATGGGCAGCTTCTGAAATCTGCATCGTGGCAGCAAGGCAACAAGGTAAGTCCACGCTCTTATTGATCCGCGCACTGGCCGGACTCTTTCTCTGGAACGAGCCGTTACAGATTTCATCAGCTCACCGACTATCGACGGCTCTAGAGTTATTTCGCCAGATTGTCAAGATTATCGAGACAAATGATTTCTTGAAGAAACAGGTGCAAGTAATTCGATGGGCTCATGGATCCGAGGAGATTGTCACAATCACCGGCAATCGCTACATGGTGCGTGCGAGCAATAACGCAGCTCGTGGAATCAGCCGACCAGAAGTCGTCTACATGGACGAGCTCTCAGAGATGAAGGATCTCGATGGTTTCGCTTCTCTGCGATATACGATGATGGCATCGCGCAATCCGCAAGTCTGGACATTCTCGACGGCCGGAGATCAGGAATCGGTCGTACTCAATCAGCTACGCGAGCGCGGAATGGCTGCTGCGGTAGGCGGTACGGATTCAATCGTCTATCTGGAATGGTCTGGATATACCGACGACATCACTGACGAAAGAAATTGGGTCGCAAGTAATCCGGCATTAGGCCACACAGTCCACGAAGATAACATTCGCGCCGTTCTCAACGATCCGCCGCACGTTGTCCAGCAGGAAGTGTTGTGTCGCTGGATTCATCAGAAAGACGCAGTCATTCCGGCAATTTCATGGAAAGAGTGTGAAGATGCCAGCGTCGAGCTAGATGTGGAAAAAACAACCTGGTTCGGACTTGATTTGTCGCCAGATCGTAGAGCAGCAGCATTGGTGGCCGCCCAACGCATCGGCGAGGACAAGTTCGTCGTGAAGCTACTGCGAACATGGGAAAACTCAGTTTCACTCAATGATTTAGAAATGGCTAATCAAATCGCGGAACACTTTCGCAAATATCCAGTCGAAGTTATTGCTTACTCGAAAAGGACGGCAACGGCCGTCGCTGGTCGCCTAGTTCCAGCCGGTATTCCGATTATGGACTTCGATGGTCACAATTACGCAACCGCGTGCGACCAACTACTTTCGGCGATTACTTCCAACAGACTTCGACATTCTGGCAACGAAGAGCTGACAAAACAAATGCTCTCAGCAGTTAGATTGCCTCACGGCGATGGCGGCTGGGTAATTGGGCGCAGAGCTTCCCAGACGACAGTATGCGCCAGCGTTGCCACTGCGCTCGCCACATTCTATGCGACACGCCCAGAGACAGAGATAGACATTCTGGTCGGTTAGATGTATAGCCTGGCTTTAGACTTCACGCATGGGTTTATTCTCTCGCACAGTAACGACGGCAGCTCCGGCTGCAACTTCTGACATCGAGGCTTCTCTAGCTCCAGTCAATGTCAGCAGCTCTCTCTATAATATCTACGGCGTTGCCGGAATCACTGCTTCGCGTGTTGAGTTTATGTCTGTACCAACGTGCGCCAGAGCGCGAAACATTATTTCGTCCAGTGTGGCATCGATTCCACTGCGCGTTCGCACAAAGGCAGATGGTGCACGTGTAGAGCTTGTTCCAAAGGTAATTAATCAACCGGATCCACGCGTTCCCGGATCTGCAACCTATGCGTGGCTGGCCGAAGATTTGCTCCTGTATGGTTACGGTTATCTAAAAATTCTTGAGATTTATGCCGATACGTATCGCATCAGAAGCGCAGAACGCATTGATCCAACTCGCGTCACAATTAAAACAAACGCGCAAGGAACAGAGATTGAGTATTACTGCGTAGATTCAATTCCAGTGCCATACGAAGGCGTTGGAAGTCTTGCAGTATTTTACGGAAACGATGAGGGCATTCTCAATCGTGCTGGTCGCACAATTAAAGCTGGTGCAGAATTAGAACGCGCTGCGGTTATGTACGCGCGCGAGCCAGTTCCAACAATGGTCTTAAAATCTAATGGCACTGCACTTCCAGCAGATCGCATCGCAAAACTTCTCGAATCTTGGGGGCAATCACGTCGCAATCGTTCCACTGCATTCTTGAACGCCGATGTCGAATTGCAAACTTTGGGATTCGATCCTGAAAAATTACAACTAAATCAAGCCCGTTCGTACGTTGCGACCGAATTGGCAAGGGCAACGGGAATTCCGGCCTACTACGTCGATGCAGAATCCGGATCTAGTATGACGTACTCCAACGCTCAACTTGCGCGTCAATCTTTGCTGGACTTCTCACTTCGCCCAATTCTAAACTCGATTGAAGAACGTCTTTCAATGACTGGAATGGCAAATGATTTTGTTCCAGCATCACAGGAAGTCAAGTTCGATTTAGATGATTATTTGCGTGGATCTGCAAAAGAACGCGCAGACGTTTACAAGATTCTCTACGACATCGGAGCTCTTACTTCCGATGAAATCCGACTAGAAGAGGAAATGATCCGATGAAAGAAACAAAGCCAACTCCGATGAATCTTGATTTCTCAATCAAGGTCACGGCGACAGACTTTCCAAAGCGCGAAATCTCTGGTCGCATCGTCACATGGAATGAAGAAGGATCTACATCAGCCGGCTCAACTATGTTCAAGCCTGGCTCTATAACTTTCGCCAATACGACGAAATTGCTACTTGAGCATCGCCGCGAATCTCCAATCGGATTCTTGAAGGCGTACAAAGTCACCGATGATGGTATCGATGCGACATTTTCTATCGGCAACACAACGGCCGGCAACGATAGTCTGGTCGAGGCCAGTTCTGGATTACGCGATGGCTTTAGTGTCGGCGTTCTGGCCGAAAAGTATAAGAACGTTGATGGCGTGTTAGTTATTAGCGCAAGTGCGCTCAAAGAAGTCTCACTGGTCACAGATCCGGCCATCGCATCAGCGAAAGTCGCAGTCGCAGCTAGTGAGCAAGAAGATTCTGAATCCGATGTGGAAACAGAAGTACCAACTACCGAAGGAGAAAACGAAGTGGAAACCAATCCAACCGTCACAGAAGCACCAGCCGAAACGGTTGAGGCTTCCAAAGTCGTACAAGCCGAGGCAGCTCGTCCTCTGTATTTCGCAACACCACGTTCACCAATTATTTCTGGTGGATCATATTTAGAGCACTCAATCAAGGCAACGCTAGGCAACGAAGATTCTCGCCAGTACATCAAGGCAGCAGATGATTCATTCTCAACAAATCCAGCCTTCAGTCCAGTCTCTTATGTTCGCGACGTTGCACAAAACACAAACGCAGATCGTCCAGTGATTGAAGCTTGCGGTGGAACACGTCCACTCAGCAGCTACGGAATGACAGTGTCAATTCCTAAGATTACTGCAAATTCGACTGCTCCAACAGTGGCAGAAGGCGGAGATGCAACAACATCAACTGCAATCACTTCAAGCTATATTGATGCCACAGTCATCAAGAAAATGGGCTGGCAGCGTTACAGTGTGGAGCTCCTTGACAGATCAGATCCATCATTCTATGAAATTATGTTGGCAAATCTTCGCGATGCCTATGCTCAAGCAACTGATGCGTATGTAATTGCGCAAATTATTGCCGGCGGAACAGTAGCAGCAGCAACCGATGCAGATTCAGCAGGAATCATCTCATTCGTATCAGTAGAAGCACCGGCTGCATACACTGCGACAAAGCGCACTGCAAAGTCATTTGTCGGTGGCACTTCCATCTGGTCACTCTTGCTCGGCGCAAAGGACACAACAGGCCGTCCAATTTACAACGCTGGAAATCCAATGAACAATGCAGGATCTAGCACACCTACATCTCTTCGCGGAAACGTTCTTGGCTTGGATTTCTATGTTGATCCAAACATGCTTTCCACTTCAATCGATAATTCAGCATTCATTATCGAGCCACGTTCAATCGAAATCTTTGAATCTCCAGCTTTAACATTGGCCACAAACGTGCCAACAACAGGCGAGATTGAGATTGCACT